CCAACAATAGAACGGCGGTAAATAGAGAGACTTCAATGTCTTTTAGTGCCGTCTTTGCTTGTGTTCGTGTAATTAGCGAGTCAATCGCAAGTCTTCCAATCAAAGTATAAAAAGTCGAAGCGGATGACGACAAAATAACAGACGTAAGCCATCCAATTTACAGATTATTAGCAAGGAATCCTAACTCATATATGACTCCTTACACTTTCCTTGAGACATTAATGTCAAACTTACTTTTATTTGGCAATAGTTATTTTTACATCGAACGAGACAACTCGGCACGTCCTATATCTTTAATACCTATCAATCCAAAAGACGTCAAAGTAATTAAGCACGATGGTCAAATATATTACGATGTAAAGGATCACGATATAGCCGTTTTAAAGGAAGATATGCTACACTTTTTCAACTTATCTTTTGACGGTTGCGAGGGAATAAGCGTACTAAAATACCAAGACACCACAATATCAACGTCAATCTCCTCAAACGATACGGCAAACAGTTATCTCGGAAACTCGGCAAATGTCGGAGGAATAATAAAACACCCTGGAAAACTATCAAAAGAAGCCGTTGAGAGATTAAAAACAAGCTGGAACAACTCATATAGTGGCTCTTTTATGGCTGGTAAAACGGCTATTTTAGAAGAGGGAATGACATTTGAGGAGTCAAAAATAGACGCTAACAAATATCAATTAATAGAGACAAGACGTTTTCAAATTGAGGAAATCGCTCGAATTTTTAAAGTTCCATTGTCTTTGATTGGACATCTTGAGAAGTCGGCAAATTACAATAGTATAGAGGCTTTGTCCATTGACTTTGTAAGATTTACTCTTTTGCCTTATATTACAATGATTGAGCAAGAGTTAAATAAAAAACTCTTTAGAGAGAGAGAATATGGAATCTTCACAATAAAATTAGATACAAGAGCTTTGTTGAGAGGAGACTCGGCAAGTCGTTCGGCTTATTATAGAGAAATGGCTTCGATTGGAGCTTTGTCAATTAATGAGATTAGACGAATGGAGGACTTGAATCGAGTTGGTCTTGAGGGAGACCAATTATATATGCCGTTGAACTTTGCTCCAATAGGAGACGTACAAGAAGAAGATAAATAATGCCGATACCACAAAAAGAAAATAATGAAACGGATAAGGACTTTATTGTGAGATGTGTTCAAGATGACTTTATGAAAGAGTATGACGACATCGGACAAAGGTTGGCAATTTGTTACGCTCAAATAGAAGAAGAGGAGGAAAGACAAACAAACTTCCCAAACAAGGGAGACGATAAAAAAATAAGTCTAAGAAATAGCGAAGAGCCACAATTTGACTACGACTTTGCTTTGAACATTAAAGAGCAAACACCCGAAATATGGTCGGCAGGTGGAAACATTAGAGGGAATGAGGCTTTTATGTTATGGGGAAGAGCAAGAGACGGACAAGACACCGAAGCAATAAGAGAATGGATAAAAGAGAGAGAATCTTGGATTAAAAGACACTTTGAGGACGGCAAACAATTTGAGGGAGACACCGAGCCAAATTTATCAAATGTTGGCGGAGTGGTTGCTCAAATTAAATGGGGAACGATTGGAACTCTTGGGGAGCAAGGAATGAAAGACGTAATCTTGGAACTCACTAAAAAATTAGAGGGCAAAAAAGAAGAGAATCAAGTCTCTGACGATGTTAAGAAAGGACTTGAAAACAAAGTAAAAGAACACAACGAGGAAGTTAAAGAGTTAGACTTGAGTTGGAATGGCTCTGTAAATTTAAGCACTTTGGAAAAGGTATTTGAGAGAGGAGTTGGAGCTTACAATACAAATCCAAGTTCCGTTCGTCCGCAAGTTCAAAGCTCCGAGCAATGGGCATACGCAAGAGTAAACTCTTTTTTGTTCGCTTTAAAAAAAGGACGTTTTCAAGGTGGGAAACACGATACCGACTTATTGCCAAGTGGACATCCAGTAAAAGAAGAAATGGAAGAAAAATATACAAATATGAAAAATAAAGAAATAAGAACGATTCAAGTTCAAGATTTAGAGGTCAGAATGGACGGAGACAAGCCGAAAGTAATTGGCTACGCTTCCGTTTTCGGTTCGCTTTCAAACGACTTGGGAGGATTTAGAGAGTATATAGGAAAAGACGCTTTTGAGGGTCGATTGGATGACGATGTTAGATTCCTTATTAATCACGATGGACTCCCATTGGCGAGAACTACAAACGGAACTTTAAAGCTTTCCGTTGATGAGAAAGGGCTAAAATATGAGGCGGAAATGCCTGACACTACCGATTCGAGAGATTTAATGGAGCTTTTGAAAAATGGAACAGTCAATCAATCCTCTTTCGCTTTTATAGTTGAAGAGGATAGTTGGGAAATGAATGACGGTCAAAACATTAGAACAATAGAGAAAATATCTCGCTTATTTGACGTGTCAGCCGTTACTTATCCAGCTTATGAGGAGGCGACTTCAAGTGTTGCCTTACGTTCATTGGACAACTGGAATAAACAAAAAGAAAACTTAGAAAAAGAAAAGCAAGAGACTAAAAAAGAAGAACAAGACTTATTCAATCGTTCTCTTGCAAAATTGCGATTGAAAGTCTTAAAACATAAATCTAATTAATTTTTAAAATGAAAAACTCAAATTCTTACAAAGAAGAAAGAGCGGAAATCATCGAAAAAATGGAAGCGATTGTAAACTCGGCAGAGGGTCGAGAGCTTTCATCAGATGAATCAACTACTTTCGACTCCTTAAATGAAAAAGTTGAGGAGCTTAATAAAACTATCTCAAGAGCGAAATCTTTTGAAAACCTACAAGCTACAAAAGTAGTTAAAGAGGAGAGAGAAAACACTCCAAAAGAGATGAAAAACTACTCTTTTCAAGAGGCGATGAGACAAGCGTACAACGGAAAGTTAGAGGGATTAGTTGCTGAAATGGATCAAGAGGCAAGAATCCAATCTCCTAACCAATCTTTTAGAGGTATCGCTATTCCAGCGTCAGTCTTAGAAACTCGTAACGTTGCAACTGGTAACGTAAACGCTACAGAAGTAATGTCTTTCACAGACCAATTAATTGCTTCCTCTGTATTGGTTCAAGCTGGTGCTGAAATATACACGGGTATTAATAACGCAAAGTTCCCAATCGTTGATGAGATTGCTTCGACTTTCGTTGCTGAATTTCCTGGCTCTGATACTGCTGCTGCTGGTGTTGTAAACGGATTGACTTTGACACCAAACAAATGTATGTCAGTTGTTAATATGTCGGTTGAGTCTTTGACTCAAAATGACGGTCTTGAGGCAGCTATCCGAAGAAATATAGCAATGTCTTTAATGGCTGAACTGGAAAGCAACTTGTTGGCAAGTGCTGACGCTGCTGCTGGTCCAACTTCAATCTTTGCGGACGCTACTGACGGAGGTTCAACTCTTGACGCTGCTGCTCTTTTAGCTGCTGAAACAACTGTTTTAAATAACAACGTAAATCCAGCTTTAGGAAAATTAGCTTATTTAGTAAATGGAGACGCTTTGGGAATCATCAAAGGATTGGCTCAAGTTACTGGCGTTTCTCCAATTTATGACAATATGGACAAGCTAACAAATAGCTATCCAACTTTCGTAAGCTCATTAGTTGGTAACAAAGCTACAAACTTTGACTCTGTATTATTCGGAGACTTCTCAAAAGTTAAATTAGCTCAATTCGGTGGCTTAGATATTCTTTTTGATCCTTACACGCTTTCAGCTCAAGGAATCGGTAGAATGGTTGCAGCTGCTTTATTGGATGGTAATGCCGTTCAAACTGCTGACGCTTTCGTTCAAATCGAAACTGCTGCTTAATATATTTCATTGGTGGGGAGGTTAGTTCCTCCCCTCCATTTTTTTTTTGTTATGCCTGAATACAATTATAACATCCTAAAATATAATAACTACGTTCCTTATGGAAAGTTGGAGCTTGTACAAGCACCAGCGACAACTCTTGTTTCTTTAGCGGAAGCTAAGACCCATTTGAGGATTGAACATTCAAACGATGATACTTATGTCACTACTTTGATAAATGTAGCTACGGATATTGTAGAAGAGTTCACAAGGCGTAAACTTGTAACACAAACTTGGAATATATATTTTGATGAGTTCCCTCCTTATATTGATTTGCAGCTTGGTATTGTTAGGCAAGTTAGTCAAGTTGGGTATTTTAATCAAGATGACGTATTCGTAATTTTACCAAGTACGGAATATGATGTTGACTTAATCGCAAAGCCAGGACGTATATATCAAGCAAGTGGAAAGAGCTTCCCACAAACTTACGAGAAAGCCAATGCCGTAAAAGTTACTTTTGATGTCGGTAACGCTTCCGAAGTTCCATCAGCTTTTAAACAAGCTATCTTAATTATTGTCGGCAGATATTACGAAAATCGTCAAGACGTATTCGTTGGAACGCAAGTAAACGAACTTCCTACACTTGTAGAACACTTATTGACTCCTTATCGCTTATTAGAATTATGATAATAGGCAAACTTGACACTCCAATAACTTTGAAACGTCAGACGTTTGTAACAAACGCCTACGGAGAGAGAGAGGTTGACACGACCACCGTTCAAACTATTTGGGCTGACTTCACGTATAAAAACGGAAATACTAAATTTGAGGCGGACAACTTAACAAATACGGAGGTCATTGAATGTATGATTAGATTTAGAACGGATATAGGTACAAGCCGACACTACGTTATTGCGATAGGTTCACAAAATTACACTATTGAAAGCGTTAGAGAGATAGGTCGTAAGGATTATATGATGCTAACATTGAAACAACAAGACTTCAATACTGTTTTATGATAGTTTCGGCACAAATAGACGAAAGAGAACTAAACTCACTTATTAGAGATTTGGAGAGTTTAAATATGTCAGATAGTAGAAATAAAACTCTACTAAGACAAGGAATGAGAAAAGCGTCAAAGCCGATAGTTCAAGAGTTAAAAGACTTAGTACCTAAAAAAAGCGGACAACTAAGAAAGTCATTGGCTATAATAAACGGCAAAAATAGAAGAGGTAATCCTCCAAGCGTATATATAGGACCAAGAGTAAAAGGAGCTTATGCCGACAAGGGCAAAAGTGGCTTTTATTTCTTCTTTTTAGAGTATGGATTTAGAGGAAAGCCAGGACTTAGAATGTTAGACAAAGCTGCTCAAAGCAAAGGAAGTCAAGCTCAAAACGATGTCATCAATCAGGTCAAAAAATTGATTGACAAAAGAATGAAATAATGGACGTAGGAAAAGCAATATATAATTTATTAATCAATGACGCTACAATAACGTCCTACGTTGCCGATAGGATATTCCCAAGTCGGTATATTAATGACACCGTAAGACATAGAATACCATATATCACTTATCAAAAAGTAAGTCAAGACCCTAACAACACAAAAAACAACGCTTCCGAATACGATTATTTCGTTTATCAAATTAACGTATATAACTTGGAATATGATACAACGGTACTAATATCCGAAAGAATACGATTAGTATTAGACTACAAAAGCGGTATATATGCTGGGGTCAAAGTAGATAAGATATTTTTTGAATCCTCAACGGACGTATATTACGACAACTCTGGTTCTACTGGATTGTATGGAATTTCAAGCGATTATCGATTCAACATAAATAGAGATGTTGTCTTTGTTCCTACGACACCAACAGGACTTCAATTATGGCTAAACAATACGGAGGGAGTTAT